TACCAAGACTTAGAGGTGTAACCGTTGAGTCTGACTACGAAGTTGCTGCTCAACGCAGAGTGCTTGTTGCTTCACAAAGAATTGGCTTCACCGATCTAATCGATGGTGTTACTTCTAAATGGGGACACATGTACAAAGCTTCTTAATTTAAGCTTAGACAGGATTCGTGGGGCGGCCTTAATCGCCCCACACTTTTAATTATGGCAAATTTAGTAACATTACAACAGTATAAGGACTTCGCAGGGATCACTGGTGTGACCGAAGATGCGAAAATTAATGTTATAGTGCCAGCCATAAGTCAAGCAGTAAAAACTTACTGTGGCACGTCATTTGTTGATTACTATTCAACAGATAAAACAGAGTATTTTGATATTCATGACGATTATACAAATGCTATTTTAGTGGATGAAAGCCCACTTGTCAGCGTTTCTCTCGTAGCAGAAAGAACTGGACAAGATGACTCATATACAACTTTAATAACTGGTAACTCAGATTCTAGTGGTAAGTACGAATACGTAGTAGACACTGATAGAGATACTATTTATAGAACAACTGCAACAGCAGATAAAGCTTTTCCAAAAGGAAGAGCTGCAGTAAAAGTTACATATAGGTCAGGTTATGCTTCGACACCCGAAGATTTAAAACTGGCATGTTTTGATTTAGTAAAATATTATTTGAAAGATGAAAGAAAAGATAGACTCGCAATAGCAGGAGCTTCGATACAGAATTCTGTATCTACAAGTCTGAGAGAAAATATAGGATTCCCAGACCATATAAAAAGGATACTAGATTTCTATAAAGTGCACAAATAAATGGCATTACAGGATCTACAAAAAGAGTTAGATTTAATAAAGTTAGCTTTAAAAAATACTGATCCAAAAGGAGGAGGTGCTGGTAATCCAGTACGTAAATATTTAGAGTCTGCTTTTGCTGATATTGATACTTCCGTTGGACAACTAAAACAAGAGTTAAAAGAAATAAAAAGAATAGCCAGTCCAGGAGGAAAAGCGGAATCTACAATGAACGCTATATCTGAAGCAGATTTAGCAAGTTTTGCTTTACAGTATATAACTATACTACAAGGAGTATTTATAAAAAGTTCAAACCCAAATAAGATAGAATGGGTTCCAGGTGGAGGAATGGTTGGTCCAGGATCACTAACAGGAAGTGTTAGATATGATAGAGATAATGGCACTCAAAATGTTTATAACTGGGTAAAAAGAGCTTTTGATAAAACCTTTGCAATAATGGATGCAGATAAAAATAATCCAATATCAGTTGCAATTATAAGTGCTGCAAATCAGGAGACTTATGACGAAAAGAAAGGTCAAATGGTTAAACCAAAACAAAGTAAACTATTTGATGCAGGACATATAGAATCAGTATTAGATGCCAAAGTAGCTTTAACTCAAGCAAGTATATTTGGAAGTGAAAATCTAGAAAAAGCTTTTGGAGTAAATGGACAGCAGTTAGTAGAAGAAGCCATACAAACTTCCGCTAAATTAGCAAAGTTACCAATAAGCATTACTAGAACTCACGATATAGATGCAAAATCAGGTAAACTTGTAGGTACATCTAAAGTTTCTTTAAGACCAGAGAGTTGGACAGAAAACCAAGCAAAAGGATCAAAAACAGCTGGACTTGGAGCCTGGGTAACAAGAAATAAAACAGGTATGATAGATACTATTAGTAGGCATCTATCAGAAATTCTTGAAAAAGAATATAAAGATGCAGATGACTATATGGATAGAAAGTCTTCTCCAAGTATGAGAGACTCTGCGCGCTTTTTAGTATTAGGTAATCCTACAATGAAAAGAGCCTTTAAAACAGGCAAAGCAAAACTAAAAGGCAAACCAGTAGTTAAAGTAAAAGACTTTGATCACAGTATAGATGATGATGTTGATTATGGAACAGCAAAACAAGCTAGACTTAAGGGTAAATTTGTTACTGTACTTGGAATTAAAACTCCAAAAGTACAAAATCAAACAACAGAGTCAGGGCCAGGTATAGCAGACGAAGCCTTTAAAACAAGAGCATTTATTAACTCTAGGTTGACGAAACAAATTCAATCTAACATGGGTAGACCTGCTTTAGAGAACCAAAGCGGAAGATTAGCAGAATCAGCACTTGTTACTAATGCAGTCCCACAAGGTGGACAGATTCATATGGATTACATATATAATCCATTATATAGAGTTTTTGAAAATGGAGGAGGTCAATACTCAGCAAACTACGACCCAAGAGAATTAATAGAAAAAAGCATAAGAGAGTTAGCCGCAGAACGAATAACTACAAAATTTACACTTAGGAGAGTATAATGGCAAGCAGAACGAAAAGAAAAAAAGTAGTTGATGCTCTCGTGGACAAAGTAAAGTTGATTAATGGTAATCATCCCTATAATTCAAATTTGTCCAATAATGTAAGCGGAAGATTAAAATTTTTAGATGAGATAGAACAATACCCACAAGTCTGCATTGTAGCAGGCGATGAATTTAGAGAATACCAACCTGGTGACTTTAAGTGGAGATTGTTAGATTTAACAATAAGGGCATACGTTAATGATAATAACGATGTCCAAGAAACATTAGCATTATTAATGGAAGATATCGAAAGAATCATCGATGATAATGATAATTTAGTGTACGACGACAGTGTCGATCCAAGTCAAAGTACAACTTCTTTAACAATAGGAAGTATAAGTACTGATGAAGGAGTTATTGCTCCTTTAGGAATTGGAGAAATGACAGTCAGAGTACGATATTAGGAAACAGGTAAGGCACATAAAAATGTAGCCGCACCCTTTCCATTATAAAAACGGAGAAAGCAAAATGGCTTTAAATTTATCGAGAAATACTAAGGTATTTGTCAGCTCTGTAAATGGAGTACACGCAAGTGGTGGGTCAGTTAAAACTGTTGATGTAATCGGCGGAACAAATACTAACCATGCTGTAGGCGATGTAGTTACCATGGGAACAACCAGTGGATCTGGAACAGGATTGAAAGTAATCGTAGCTGCTGTAAACAGTGGTGCAGTTACTGAAGTCTATATTCCAAATAACTTCCGAGGCTCTGGATTTGTAGACAATGAAACTGCAACTTCAACAGCTTCTAGTGGAAGTGGAGACAATGGACTTGTTCTAACCGTAAATGGTGTTACAGGTACAACAACAACTGACAACTCAAGAGTAGCTTTAGGACTATTTAAAGGTAATGGTACTCATGATGGTTCAGCTACAGCTAAGAAAATCAACACTTTTAGAGTTGGTGTTCTAGATGGTTATAGTTTTTCACAAGGAAGTGAGAGCACAGACGTTACAATTAACGAAGCTGGTGCTACACCTAACCGTGGTTCAAAACGATTCAACGACTCTTTACCACCTGCAGAATGGTCTTTCGGAACATATGTAAGACCTTTCAAGCATGGAACAAACAGTTGGAGACAAAGTGGCGACATGGATATGGTAGAAAACATTCTTTGGGCTTCTATAGCAGGTAAAGATATTACAGACGGTTCTTTAACAAGTACTTCTGCCCCAGCAGTTACTGTAGATTCTACAGATGCTGACGTATCTTTCGTAAGATCAGATCATCACGAATTATTGAAACTTTCAATATATTTCGCTCTTGAAAATACAACTTATCGTTTGAATGAAGCACAGGTAAATCAGTGTGAGATTGACTTCTCAATTGATGGTATTGCTCAGTTAACATGGTCTGGAAACGCAACAACAATTGACCAAGTTTCAACAGCAATCGAAGATCCTTCAAAAACACTTCATGCAAAACCAAGTGGATCAGATACTTCAGTTACAACTGCTACTTATGTAGAAGGTTATAACTATGCTGATTGTACAGGTCCAGACGATGCTGATTATTTAAGAAACAAGTTGTCAACATTAACACTTGTTGCAGCCGCTCAAGGTGGTGGTGCAACTTCTGGTGGATTAGATGCAAGAACATATGACATTAATATTACTGGTGGTTCTATTACTATCGCTAATAATGTTACATATGTAACACCTGAAACACTAGGTATTATTGACAAACCAATTGGATCTTTTACAGGATCTAGACAGATTACTGGTAACTTAACATGTTACTTGGATACCAAATCAAATGGTTCTAACCAATTACTTACAGACTTAGCTGGTGCAACCGAC